ATTCAGGCTGGGTTTGGTGATGCTATGCAGTTTGTGGGGATATCTGATGATCCCAATACTGCCCAAGTAGAGCGTCAGGAAATACGAGATCAACAGGCTGAGTTTGACGCAGCGGCTGAAGCTGAAAAAGCTAAGTACCCTACTACAGAAATTCCTTCGTGGGCGTCTTCTAATGTAGTAGGTGACTTTGTTAAGAATTATGGTGAGCAGCCAGCGGCGGGTATTCCTGTAGCTTTAGCTAGTGCGCTGATGGACGAAGAAAATCTACAAGAATCCGTTTACTATGAGGTAGACGAAAATAACGAAATTAAAATGACCCGTATTCCTGAAGTAGATAGCAATATGCTTTCTAGGGCTATCGACAGTGGTTCTAGACGTATTGTTACTTCTATTGGTGGATTAGTAGAACGGGGCGAAGATGGTAAGCTTGAAGTAAATATCACTGAAGAAAGCGATTTAGAGAAACGTATACCAGAATTAGAGTCCGGGGGCTTTGAAGGCTTCCTGACTGACATGATTGCATTTGGTATTCCAGCGGCTAAAGGATACAAGACATTTAAGACGGTTGCTGGGGCAGGGTCTAAGCTAAAACCTGCGGCTAGGGCATACTTAGGTGGCTCTTTAGGGGCTGCTTTTGCACAGGCTGTGGTTACAACTGATGGTGATAGTAGTCTTTTAGTTACGGGCGATAATATCAAATCTGTATTGCCTAATATTAAAGAGGAAACCGCTAATGACGTAGCTATGGTGGTTGATAGTCTTGTAGTTGATGGCGTATTCGATGTTGCTCTAGCAGGTCTCATGAAGACCGCAGGGTTTATGGGCCGAAGAGGTCAAGGGCTACGAGCAGCGTTGGATAAAGAGTATTTAACTAGAACCATTAAAGAAGGTACTATTCTAAATACATTAACCTACCTAGACCCCAAGCTAAAAGACCTTGGTGCTAAAGACTTCTTACAAAATGTACGTCAATTAGCCAAAGTACTGAACAACAATGCAGAAATACATCTTAAGATCGGTGATGTAGAAGGCGCTATTCCCGCAGATACAGTAAATGCCTTAAGGAAAGGCGCAGTAGCATACGTCACGGTTACTAATCAAAAGCTTAAGAACCAAATGGGTGATAAGTTTGATGATTTTGTTAATGAAGAAGCTACCGCACTAGTACAGCGCATGATTGATATTCAACGGGCCGTACCTGAAAACATACAGTCTAGGCAAGTACAAGCTGGCATGATGGATGGCGTACAGAGTACAATTGCTAAGGCCGGAGATGATCTTGCACCTGTAGGGTTTACTACTCAAGATGCGGGTCAGGAACTTGTTGACTTACGTAGATCAGACATTGATACCGCCGATTTCAACACTCAGACTTTAGCTGGTGAAGTTGACAACCTAGCAGCACAGACAGACGCAGCATTTGCAGAGAACCCTGTTATTAAACAGATGCTGGATGGTGTTGATCCTAAAGAGTTGCTAGACGAAACAACAGACTTAGCGGTTATATCTAAAGTATTTGGTGAGGATGGCGTTGAGGCATATCGACAGACTTGGAAAGAAGTTGAAGCTGCCTACGCCGCAATACCTAACACTCCCTTAGACAAAACGCAGCTACAAATGCTTCGTGATCAAATTAACAGCGTAATCACAGAGATTGATCCGCTTAGAACTGAAGGCAAAGATAATGCCAAAGTATCTAGCCTACTGTCGGAAATTCGTGCTGTATTTAAACCTAGAGAGATTGACGTAGCAGCGCCAAATACTTCACAGTTTGATAGCCCAGAGGCAGCGGAAAGATACTTCTCTGATACAATGCCTCCAGAGGGCGGTACAACGAGGCTACAGACTGCGGATGAGGTTCTTGCAGACCTTGAAGGCACAATTGGTTTCCAAGACCTGTACAAGCTTAAACAGAAGCTTGAGCAAATGATTAAAGCAGAGCCTCCGGGGTCTGGCATAGCCACTAAGCTTATTGAACTGAAGAAGCACATTACTTCAGATAATGGTCAGCTTGGCTACATGAAAGACGTATCTGATAGCTCTGTAGCAGATGCGGCTATTGCGGCAGATAGCGTATTTAATGCGGCTAAGAGTAAGTGGTCAGAAACACCATTTATGCAAAGATACTCTGAAATGCTTGGTGAGCGTGTTAACAGGGGCGATAACATACCTGTTGTCTTAGACAATGCGTTACCTGTTGGGCAGAGGAACCTAAATGTAGAGGCTCCTAATTTAGCCACTGAAGTTATGTCAGATAAAACAGGCGAACTGTTTAAACAGCTAGAGCTTGCTATGGGCGCAGACGTTTCTAAGCCTATTATGGATTACTATATATCTCAGGCAACGCTCAGAATGGCAAAGGCATTGCGAGATAATGATAGAGTAGGGTACGTAGCTGCACAGGACTCATTCAATACTGTAGCTCAACAGCTTAAGAACAATAACTCACCGCTATACGCTGATCTTCAACGGGCAATAAACGATATAGACGCTGTTCAAGTAGAGCTTGGCTCTAAGACTTTGGCTGCGGATAAGCTGCTTGAACAGGCCAAAAGACAAGAGGACGCTTTAGAAACTAGCATTCTAGATAAGTTCGTGGACACCTATAACAAAAACAAAACTGTGGATCGTCCTGATATCACTATTGGTGAATTAGTTACGGGTAAAAACTCTGGTGGAGCTATGGAAGCATTGCTTGCAGAGATAGATCGAATGCCTGTAGGTCCACAACGTGACCTTGTATTACAGTCTGTTAAATCTTCTGCAATCAAGCAAGTAAATGCCCGTATATTTGGAACTACTCCTATAGGCTTAGTTAAACCAGATGCTGCGGCATTCAACACTAAGGTAGCTCAACTAGAAAAGATTACCCGCGAAGAACTTGATGGTACATTGTCAGGTCTGAGGATACTTTTCAAGGACGAACCTTTTATTGTAGAAGGCTTTGAGCAAGCATTAGGGGAGTTGGCTGGTGCTAACGTAGCATTAAATGTTAAATCTACTCCCGCTGGACCCGGTTCTCCTACTGTACCAAACCTTGGCATACGTGATGCTGTACAGGGTGCTATCCTGATTACAGGTGGCTATATGAACCCTACCTCCGCAGCAATGCGCCGTGGGTCAGCCAATCTGGTTAAAGACATGGAGAACGCTGCTAAAACCGTAGGTCAGGATACACTAGGGCTTATCATATCTAATCCTAGAGAGTTTGCTAAAATCGCTGAGATGGTTGCTTTACGTAGACCCGCAGGTGAGATTGAACGAGCCGTAAAGGAGCTTTTAACCTCTTCTGCATATGCAGCTAAGTATGACATTAGAGTACAGGACGAAGACGAGCAAACGTCTGGAGCTTTCGGTAGTGCTGTCTCTTCTACAGCGGGGGCATTATCCACTATTATTAATGGAGTACTACAACTACAGAAAGCGTTTTAGTATGATAAAAAGAAGCCCCCTGCTATTGCTAACAGAGGGCTTCAACCAACTAGCAAGGATAACCAAACCTCACATGAATCTTATATAGGATCAGCCCCCAAACCGTCAACTGGTAAGGGGGCTTTTTTTATACATTTTTAAGATTTATGCAGAGATATCTACAAGTTCGCAGCTATCGCCAGTACAGGCCATTGTCTGCATTGCAACGGTATTATCCCCTTGCTCATACTCTGCTAGTTTAGACCAATCTAAGCTTTCTGGCATACAAGATAGTAGCGTTTCATAGGCGTGTTTTGAACATTCTTGATAAGGAGCTTGCTGATACGTATGATCATTATAGGGCAAGAAAGATACCCCCGACATTTCGTCAAAGTTCTCATAGACAAATGCACCTACCTCAAACCATTCATGCTTTTGCACATTGATAGTTACACTTGGTTTATGCTCACACCAATGTCTTTGGTACATCAACCACATGTTAAGTTGTTCAAGGGCAGTCATATCAGACGTACATACAGCACCTTCTGGAGACTTCACTGGAAAGCTGAATACAGTCGTTTGATCCGGCTTAAACGCTTCTGGCTCATTGGGAATGCCTTGGTCTATCATAAACTGCGTTAGAGGGTCTTTATTGTCGCCCCGTACTGTGCGGATATAATACGGTGAGTGTCGAGCATGTATCCCACTACTGGAATCAACAAGCTGAGAAACCGTGCCGGATGGTTTTACGCAACAGATAGCGGCTGATATAGGAATACCAAGGCGGCTAGACCACTCAATATTAGTATCAATAGCAACATTCTTTAAATGCTCTAGAGTTTTATCCAAACCTTTATTACTGGAAGTCATTAGAGGGTTGTCCATAATCCCTGTCAGACTTACACCAAGCAGACGCTCTTCAGCGGTGTTATTTTCCCATACCTTACGCAAGTAAGGAAACTTAGTGTAGGTGCTTTGAATAGTGCCTAAGATGGTGGCTAGCTTTACCTTACGCTCAAGGTCTTTAAGCGTGTCAGTGGCTCTAACAACGACCTCTGATAGGTTACAAAACTGTCCACCAGTACCAGCAATAGGTTGCCCATTCTTATCAAGCTTCGGCCCCCGTAAAATTATCTCACTGCACGGGTTAGTCCCAAACTCATAGTCAGCGTCACGGCGTCCATTCTTAGCAGCTTGTTTTTTAGCAGCCTGTCTATTGAAAATACCACGCTCACCGCTGCCACTCTCTACCAGAGCCATCCACTCACGCATGAAGGACATACTATCAGGCTTCTCAGAGTAGGAGACAGAGTTATTAGCTAGGGCGCGATGAGGATCATTCTCCCACCATTTACCACTTTTGGCATGACGCATACGATCATCTGATAGATTAGATAAACTAATCATAGCACTGCGGCGTACACCACCTACAACAACTATCTCACCGACCTTGCACATCAAGTCATGACACTCAATAGACGAAAGCTTACGTCCCTGTGCTTCTTTAAAAGTACTAACAGCGAAGTTAAATAGATCAACCAAAGGAGCCGGACCACTTGCCCTACCACCAAAAGTCTTCAGTCTAGCACCCGCAGGTCTTACTCTAGTTACGTCCCACTTAGGAATTTCACCAGCCCAAAGGAGTGCCAACACTTGTCTGAAAGCCTTAGCCCAGCCTTCCTTACTATCTCTGACAGCTACAATGGTATTACTATCGAAGAGCTTAGGAACTTCAGGAAGGTTCTTGATGAACTGCCGCTCAACACTGAAGCCAACCCCAGTACCACACAAGAGGATGAACATAGCCTCATCGAAGGACTTAGGGTCATCTACGGCTAGATAACTACAGTTATACATACATGTGTTATCACGGTTAGCCGCTGGTCCCGCAGTCATCAGAGACCGCATAGAAGGCATCACCTCTAAGCCAAGTATAGATTGTTCTATTTCGGAAGTATTAAATTCAGCACCGACTTTAGGCCGCACAATATTAGTCATATATCGGGATACTGTCTCACCCCATGTCTCTCTGCGGCCTTCCTCTTCCAGCCATCGTGCATAGCGGCTGGTAGCAATAAAGGTTTGATAGTCGGTTGGTAGGTAGTTATTTTTCATCAGGGGTCTCCACTAAGTCGGTTAAATCTGGACGTTTATAGTTCGGGCCTTTAATTACTTTACCCGCTGTATTTTTTAGAGGTTTACCGTCCAAGCCTAATTTAGACATATTGGATCGGTGTACACGGCGTAGGGCTTTATCTAAGTCCCATCCGTAAGTAGCAGCGTATCCGTATACTACGTACACAAGGTCTGCTAATTCCTTCAGCATATTACTAGGATTACGGTCAGTGCTGGCATCACATACCTCACCGTATTCTTCAGAGATTAAACCCCAGCGTAATGTTTCTAGTTCAGGGTCTTTTTGCCATACTTCCCCCAAGGGTTGATCCATAGCATCAGCAAAGTTTTTAACCATCTGCAATGGGGTAGCATGGGGATGATCCCAATCTTTAGGCATATCATGTAGACCTACCTGAGAGATAGGTTCTTGCATGTCTTTAAAAGCATCAATATCTTCTTGTGTGATCATTGGTCATTCTCCAGTTGTTCGATCAATCGGTCTAAATACCAGCGGCATTTCTTTAGGTCTTCCACGCCGTTTTTGTAGGGCCAGCGCCAAAGATACTTAAAGGCGTTCTGCCAACAGTATGCTTCATGGGCAGAGACATTCAGTACGCCATCTGCCATAGCTCTCATTGCTTCAATGCATTCAATAGAGCCTTCATTGTAGTGCGGGGGGTTATTCACCAAATCTTTAGTATCCATCAGTGCAACTTACTTTTCATAGATATTACGTTGCTCTTTTGGGATTCCTTTACCTTCTCAAGAAGCTCATCATCTGGCTCAAAACCTACCAAATCAGCATCGTATTCTTCGATAATGTCTTGTAGTTCGCCTACTTTGCGTAATAGTGCGCCTTGAAAAGCTATACTCTCAGCTTCGGCGTCTATCTTGAAGCCAATGCCGTTTAATAGGTCCATGAAGAACTCAGCCTTCTCAGGAGCCATCTCGTCACTGATGTTATGTTCCATTTCTACATCAATGATGTCTTCATCATCATCTATTCTGATATGAATATTCATAGTATTATCTGCAATATTTGACATTGGCTACTTTCGTTTCGTTAATTTAAAGAAGTGATCTGCGTCCATGACCGCCAGTGGTTTTTGGCGATCACCTTTTATAATAGCTACAGGTTCCGCACCCTTGGGGCAGTTTTCCTTAGCCTGATCCATTACTTTATATATTGCGAAGCTTTTGAATGATTTACACTCAATAGAGTAAGGAAATAAGCGTCTGGCAGCGGGACTTAATTGTATATCCTCGCCGCCAGCGCCCATAGAGGTACTACGGACATCATCGGGGAGAAGTGCTTTGGGGTAGAGAGCCAAAATTCGGTCTCTAACCCATTGCTGATGTCTGCGCCCCTTTGCCTTCGCACTTTGAGTGCTTATAGCCATTTAGGTAGTTCTATTATACTGTAATCACCCCACCCAGTATCATACGTTTCCTGATCCTGTGCAGAAGCAATTATACCCAATGTACGATGCATACGCTCCGTAGCATTAGCTAGTAAATCTTCTGAAACCACATGAACATGAGATACATACGGTGCAGTCTTTTCTACAGCAATAAACTTGAACTCACTAACGTCCAAACCAGCCAACTTACATACGTATATATAGAAGGCGCTCTGGATGTCGTAAGCATACCGAAAACACTCGTTAGAAAAACCTAGCGGAGAAGCGTCTTGAGTAGTTTTAACATCAAACACTGTCTTCTCGCTTTGGATCATCAAATCCGGCCTAGTCTTAAGCATAAGACCTGTTCTAGGACACTCTGCAAAGACGCTTACTTCGTTTTCCCTATCCTTATG